TGCGCTGTAATACAGCGACAGATTGTCAAGCCCTGATAGTGAGTAGGCTGCGGATCGCACTCGTGTGTAGCACCAGAACTGTATCTCTGGGTGCATCATGATTACTTTCTGCCATGCATACTCGTAAGTTGTGTTGAAGAAGTCGCCGTCCCAATGGATGCGGAATAACTTCGGGGCATTCCGTCTCTCACAATCCTTGATGAAATCAATCATCATGTCATCAAGTAGGTCAACCATTTGGTTGACATCAGCGTCCTTTAATAATTGCCAGTTGTGAACGAGAACTTCTCTCACTCCCTTATATACACGCTCGAGCTTGCCTGCATAACACACCTTCTCGCAGATACTTGTGGCATCAGGACATGAGAAGGCTTTGCCTGCTGGCAAGCCGAAGGTGTTGCGAATTGCTGAAGCCTTGCCACTTGGCGAGACTAGGTTGGTGACTTTGCGGTCATGACTTCTAAGTAACGACAGCATCTTGCTCCTTTCTGTTGGTTAATTGTTGCCCTATATTTAAAGCACATCTTTGATGTGCTATTTATTGCGGATAGCCCACGCTAAATCATCTGCGTATCGTCGGCTATCAGCCCATGCATTCTCTCCGTAAAAGTATTTGGTTCTAACATTAGAACCACCTACCTTGAAGAAGAAGTCGTCGATATCAGCAGTGAATACTTGGACATACTCATTGCCGTTCTCGTGTGGGATCCATTGCTTAACCTCACCCACCTTTGGCTTTGTTAGTCGTGATTTATACATTGCTTATCTCCTCTCCTTCTACATAGCCTTCGGCTAGTAGTCCTTCAAAGAAATCCCATATCTTTATGAGACCTTCTCGTATCTCCGTGTCATTAGGCGGGAGATAGAACTCTGCCCCATTCAGGGCAGAGCCGAACTTCTGTATGTCCTCATACTTGTATCCCATCATGCCTTTACCTCCTCGTTAATGGCGTAGCCATTTGCTACGCACTTGTGTTGTCCAGTATCGTCGTCGTATTCATCCCAGTATTCTTCGCCGTGTTGCCATTGGGTATCACATGAGTAGCACTTCTGAGCGAACTCATTGACTACCTTGCTAACTCCGTTAATGAACTCCACTTCACCACCCCAACCTGTCTCCTCCTCAAACTCAAGGTCAAACTGGACATCAGGGTATTGTGTTGACAGGGTAATGAATGCCTCTTCAGCAACACCCCAAGGGGTGTTGAACCTATACTGAAGTGATGTCTCGCTCTCCTCCACGAGCTCGGAATCGCTGGCGTCCCACTTGACACCCCAATTGGCAATGTTCCAGTTATACCAATTGAGTGGGGTGTCTCCGTATGCCTTGCCTTCTGACCAGCCTTTGGCTGTGTGGTATTCGTCCATGTTGTCGGGGCGAATGATGTTCCAAAAAGATAAATCTTTTTGAACTGTTTGTGTTGTCCATGTATCAGACTTAAGGTCTTGATACTTGTCCTCATAAGGAGCAGATAACTGCGCCTTAATCTTGGCTATTACTTGAGGCTCTGCCTCAATTAGTAGTGTGTTGTAGCACCAGTTAGGCATCTTGGTATTCCCCTTTCGCTAGTCCATACTTTACGAATGTATCAAAGGCAACTCCGTCAACAGTTTTCTTGACGAAGTCAATCTCTACGCATGGATCCCACGAGTCTGTCATCTCTGTGGTTGCGTAGATACCGAAGCCAGTCTCTGACTTCCATTGTTCTCCAATTAAATTGGAGATGACGATACGAGTGGCATAAGAAGCATCATCCCAGCGTGGCTCTGCCACAGACAAAGCGCAAGCCAAGTCAACTTCCCATGTATCTGCGCCCCAATGTGAGTAGAGCACCACCTTTGGTGATGCTGGTTCTCCGACTGCTGTTTCATCTTGAATAAAGATGAAGTTTATTCTTGCTCCCATATTTATTCCTCCTCGTCTTCATTACTGCCGAACATCTTTTGCCAGCAGGTATTACATGTGCCAGAGATAAGTAATTCCCTATCTCCGATAGGTAAATCAGGGAAGATATCTTGCATGAACATGCGCTCAGAGCGAGGCTTGTCCAATTCATCTGCTTGCCATTGCTCGCACTCTATGTATGAGAATGTGCCACATAAGCGACAATCAACGGATAGATATGTGGTGATTTTTTGCGTTGCCATGTTTGCTCCTTTCAGAAGCGACAAAAGAGGGGATAGCGATTTGCTACCCCCCCTAATAAGCAGACTAAAGTCTGCTATCTTTGACGAGCGAGCCACTCCCGAACTGCCCGCCTTGCGACAAGCATTCCGATAGTGAAGCCACTCAAGAAGAGGGCTATTGCTAAAGCAATAAGGTCGGTATAAAGCAGAGGTAATGTGGTCATGCGACCACCTCTAACTTTGCCCAGCCACCTGAGTTTTCATTCAGTTTGGCTATTGCTTTTTCTACCTCTGGTAGAATGAGGTCTTGCGCCATTTGAGTTAAGAAGGAGACTCTGTCTCCTTCAGGTAGGGCAAGGAGTTTCTTTACTGTTGAGTTGCTTTCGTCAACTACAGTTTGTAGTTGAAGCGTGTATGGGTGTGTGATGGTAGTCATTAGGCGACACTTCCTTTCAGGGTTAGGTAAGCCTTTGGCTCAACCTTCGCAATCTCGCTGGCTACAAGCGTGAAGTTTGGATATGCCTTGAAGGCTGATAGAATTGCCTCAATCTTCTTTGAAGATTTGGCGGTGTTGGTGGTGATACGCACCTTTGCGAAGATGCGCTTGCTATCTGCTTGGCTGACATGAACAACGCCGTTCTTAACGACGCCGACTAGTGTCTTACTTTCAACTGTTCTCATGGTGTTCCTTTCGTCAACTGCCAAACCGATTTGATTTGACCCCCTTATCTAAGCAAATCTTTGATTTGCTATCAATGAAAGACGCACACGATCACACGAGCTCGCACATGCGAGCAGCCACCTGCTCATACGCATATGAACTATTACTTGCTCATGCGTGAATCTCGCATGCGCCCGCACATACATACACACATATACATACATACACACAGGCGCACACATACATACACATACACACACAGCAGGTAGACACTCCGTTCATTTACGCTGGGTATTTGACATTGGGCTGGAGGTATGAGATAATTCTCGGTGTCAGTTGAGGTGGTCTCAACGACGCTGAAAGGAACAGCAAGATGAGTAATATCTACATGAACGCAGACCTGTTCGCCGACCTAACCGCAGAGATTGCGCTGGTCAAGAAGTCTTACAACATTCCCACGCTGGAGCATGTGCCTGAGTTTGAACTTAGTTCACTCGCAGAGGCTCACGCAGGCGACCTTGTTCGCAAGGGCAAGCATGTTGGTATCGTGTTTGATGTTCAATCATGCGGGGGTAATGAGGCTCTCGCAATCGTATTCAATAGTGGGCGTGTGGCTACACATACACGCAAGGCTCGCTAGATAGATAGTCAGGCGAAGCCCTGCGCTCAGTAGCATGAGCGTGGGGTTTTGTCAAGTCTGAGCGTGTTTTTCTGTGGGGCAGGGGGCGACCTTTGCCCCTTTTTTTGTGCGCTCGCCCTAGCCGACCCCCACCATGTTTAACACCACCCCCCACCCTCCCCCCACTATCCGTAAAATAATATTCACCAGAAAACCAGCTCTGACCTGCGGTTATGTTAATTTATAGATAACCAATAAAAGATTTATTTATTTTGCTCTTGAAACACGCCGACGCTCAAGACCCCTATATAAGTATAGGGCGAAATATATTGAGCCCCCAAAGGCAGGCTCTAAGCCTGCCAATAAGTACTTATAAGCATAAGTGGGGATACTTCTGTCCAGACCCCTGTGGACCCCTACAGGCACTGGAGGAACGTTGGAAAGACAATTGGCACCAGAAGAAGCCAGAAAAGAACTTATCCTATTGGTGCGCCAAGGGCGCACAATCGTTGATGGTTTAAAAGTTATTGGTAGATCTAGATCTTGGTATGACACCCAACGCCGAGAAGCCGAGGGCTTCTCAGCTTTAATAGATAATGCTCGGTTTAGAACACAGGACCTTGCCGATGAGGCTCGGTCTAACTTATCTGATTTTGCAGAGTTCTCTGAAAAGTATCTTGGTACCAAAGTACCACTTCACATGCTTAATGTGGTATCCATGTTGGAAGGTAGAGATCCTTCTTGGTTACATGATTCCATGGTTTATGAAAAGGGATCGGCGGGCTTATCCCGCCTCTTGGTAAACATACCCCCTAACCATGCTAAGACCATGACTATAACAATTAACTATGTAACCTACCGAATAGTTAAGAATCCTAATATCAACGTCATGGTTATATCCAAGACACAGGAACAAGCAAAGAAGTTTTTATATGCGATCAAGCAACGCTTGACGCATCCTCGGTACGCTGACCTTCAGGTAGCCTTTGGTCCAGCCGATGGATATAAAGCAACCGCCGACCAGTGGTCGGCTACTAAGGTATACCTTGGTGGCGATGTACGTGAGTCAGATGCTAAAGACCCAACTGTAGAAGCTATAGGAATGGGCGGGCAGGTTTATGGTAACCGTGCCGACTTAATAGTTTTAGATGACGTGGTCACTCTGAGTAACGCTTCAGAGTGGGCTAAGCAACAAGAATGGATCAGGCAAGAAGTTGCCTCTCGTCTCCCACCTGGAGGCGGTCAACTCTTGGTAGTTGGTACCAGAGTCTCAGCAGTTGATCTATATAAAGAATTAAGAAACCCAAGCCACTACACCGATGGTGTATTACCTTGGTCATATTTATCGATGCCTGCGGTCTTAGAATACGCAGACGATCCTAAAGACTGGAAATGTCTATGGGAAAAATCCGAACAACAACTCACTGACGATGATATCCCAGATGAGAATGGTTTGTTTGATCGATGGACAGGACAGCGTCTAACGGCTGTCCGTAACGAGGCAGGACCATCTAAGTGGTCACTGGTTTACCAGAACCTCGATATTGCGGAGAATGCAATCTTCGACCCGATGTGCGTCAGAGGCGCAGTAAATGGAATGAGAAAATCGGGTGCATTGGTTGCAAGCGCAGCAGGTCATCCTGAGAACTCTAATAACTTTTTTAGAGTCATTGGTATAGATCCAGCAATGTCTGGTGATACCGCTGCTGTTGCTTATGCGGTTGACCGCAGGTCACATAAACGCTATATCATGGACGTTCACGTCATGACGGCTCCTACACCTGCAGCAATCCGTTCTCTTATCAAGGAGTGGACCGATGCGTATAAACCGCATGTGGTCATTGTGGAATCAAATGCCTTTCAGCTTTTCCTTACACAAGACGAAGAGATTCGTAACTTCCTGTCAACACGAGGAGTTAACTACAGACCTCATTACACAGGAAATAATAAACAGGATCCCGAGTTCGGCGTAGCCTCACTCGCTCCTTTATTCGGCACCATTACTAAGCGGGATGGTGTCATGAATAACTTTAAGCATGCTGGGGATAATTTAATTGAATTACCAGATAGCTCAAAGAATGAACACGTAAAGAAGTTAATCGAACAACTTGTAACCTGGCAACCAGGAGTACAAGGTAAGAAGCTCAAGATGGATGCCGTGATGGCATTATGGTTCTGTGAGATCGTAGCAAGAGAAACTTTACTTACCTCGAATAATGTACCTAACTTTTTAAATAATCAATTTACTCCTAGAAAAGATATTGAATCAAGATACATTATTAACTTAGATGACTTAGCTGCAGCGCAGCGGACAGCGAGATTGTGACTTAATGAAAGATTTACAACAAGCCTTTGAGCAATTAAAAGCTCGTAACTCCGAACGTGATAGACGTATGCGTGAGGTTGCATTAGTAAGAGCGGGACAGGCTGATCAAGTATTCCAAGGATTATTTCCTGAAGGAGTATGGTCACGTCCTATCATCGCTAACCTTATTGATGTTGTTGCTCGAGATGTCTCTGAACAAGTCGGTGTTCTACCTACCATTACTGCTGCTGGGGATTCATCATTAGATGACAACCAGCGTACCAAAGCTGACAAGCGTACAAAGATTGCTAACTACTATGTAGCAGCATCAAGGCTTGGTACGGAGTTACTGCGTGGCGCAGATCAACTAGCAACATACGGTTTCGTTCCTATTAGAGTTGAACCAAACTTTAAAGATAAGAGACCACACATCCATATTGAAAACTCTATGGGTGCATACTTTGATCAAGATCGTTTCGGTGTTGTAAATGTATACGCTCGCTTATATCACCGTAAGGCGGGTGATTTAGCAGCACACTTTCCAGAGTATGCAAGTCAAATATTACAGTCTGGTGCATATACTCGTGGTGATGGTAACTCATTACTACAGGTTGTTCGTTGGACAGATAAAGAAAGAACAGTTTTATTTTTACCAGATCGTGGAGGTTTAGTTCTTGCGACGACACCCAATAAGACAGGTACGGTTCCAGTTGCGATTGCTCAACGTCCTTCACTCGATGGCGAAGCCAGAGGACAATTTGATGACGTCTTGCCAGTGTATGCAGCGAAAGCAAGACTTGCGCTTCTTACGATGGAGGCTGTTCAAAAATCTGTTGAAGCTCCTCTTGCTCTTCCCAATGATGTTACTTCTCTATCCATTGGTCCTGATTCGGTCATTCGTTCGAACAGTCCTGAGAAAATTCGTAGGGTTAATCTAGACGTACCTCAATATGCTTTTGCTGAGAACAATGTT